ACCAACTGTTGTCTTAACAGCTTGGAATTCAAGTTCCATTAACACATCTTCATCATTACCACCTGCTAAAACTTGAGCTGATGTGATGATAACTTCTGGAAGATAGAATCTGTAATTGTCTGTTGAATTACCAATTTGAAAACAGATACCAAATTTAGTTGTGTTGATGTAGTTGTTGAATAATGTTTGTGAATCTGCGTGGTTGGCATACACGGTTAAAGAACCTGTTGCAACAAATCTACCTGAACCAATACCTGCCAAATCAGTTGTACCAATTTGTGTCTGTGCTCTTAGACCATTATCAAAGTTTAATGAGAAAGCAGTTGGAACCACTCCAGTTAAATCATCATATCCTCCATTTGTCACTGATGCCGCATCATCATTGAATTTAATCACTGTGTTTGAATCCACAGTTGAAAATGGTTGTGTAGTTGTTGCCGCCACTGGTGATGTTAAAGTTTGACTTCCTGTCATAGCATTTACTTTAGAACCTACAAAACTCACAGTACCTGTCACGAATGAACCTGACTCACCTGTTAGCTCTAATGAAGCTGGAACCATACCTTGGTATAGTTGGTAGAAATCGCTTGTTCCATCTGTTGTTTTCTTTTCAATTGCAAAACTTGTTTGTGTTGTTCCATTAATAAACGAAGTGTTGTCTGCCATAAGATCTACGTCTGGGGCTTTTGAACTACCTGTTCCTAACACAGCACAAATGAATGCATCAAATGGACCATCTGCTGAGAATTCAAATTCAATGTCACCTTCTGCTTGTGATGATACTTTGTTTAAATCAGATACATTTCTTGTTGCATCAATCTCTTCTGAAGAGATAGTTGATACAGCGGCAACAATACTTTCAGATGTTGCTCTAATTGGAACTTTGCTATCTGTTCTTCCACCTGCTAAAGCAGATTCTTTTTGTATTATCAGTTGTGTTAAACTTGCACTTGGTATTCCCATTGTTTTGTTCTCCTATTAATATTTATGATTGATGCCTGAAATACGGAATGTCTAAATTGATCTGATAGAAGTTATCTGTGTCCTGACTACCCGCTGATTCACCAACCACGGTCATACTACAAGCTCTTGTTGTAATATCACCAAAATTTACTATATGATATATTGTTCTAATTGATTCTGCTATGACTCTTGCTCTCTGCGTTCCTGTACCTGTTTTAACAAATACCTGTACACTTATGATACCTTCTTGTCTTGAGAATTTTGAGCCTAATTCTGCTTGAGTAGAATCATTGGTTAAAATTGTTAGGCTAACCCACTCGTCTAATTGTTCAGCTGTGTTTACGATATTACCAGCATTGTCAACCAATCCAAGTACATTATCAAATTGAATATACACTCCTGATAGGTTGTCAACTAATCGCTGTTCAATGCTGGATCTCTCTGCTTGAAAGGTCATCTATTTCACTGCCTTTCTGACGATTGAGTCTGCTCTAGTTCTTAGACTTTGAACAGTCTGTGCCGCCATTTTTCTTGGTCTTATTTTTGAGGATCCGTTTTCCACGAACCCTGCATAGGGTGTATCATTTTTTATTTCTGATACACGACCAAACTTTGCACTTCTTGAATTCCAACCTCTTTGTAGTTTACCTGTTCTAACAGGTGTCTTGGATTTCACAGTTTGTTGTCCTTCAACTGTGAAACCTTCTTGTACTTGATTCATTATACGATCAATTCTTTTCAATGCTTGTGGTATTGTCAAAGCCATATTATCTTTCCCTTATGTGCAATTTATATAAAGCTGTCACAGGATCTCTTTCAACTTTGGTCACTTCATAATCTGAATCTTCAAAATTTACTCTGTCTTGTGGTTTTGGTGTTAATGATAAATCTTTACCAGGAATCAACATCTGTCTATCAGTTGTCTGTGCCAATCCTGCATTTATGTTCTCTTGTTCAAATTTTGTTATCAATGCTGTCAATGTTGTTGAACTTGTTGTCTCAGTTGTTGTACCTGTTGAGGCATTGTATCCACCTGATGAAACCTGAGTGTACGTGACTGAAATAGGTATATCACCTAAAGCACTAAAGGCACTATTTGTTGCTGATTGTATAGCAGACCTTAATCCCATTGGACTAACTCCTTACTAATCTATTTTGACCTATGCCGCCTGATCCTGCGTTTAGACTTGGAATGTAATCTCCATATTTTCTTAATATTGAATAAACACTTGATCTGATAACACCTTTTGATAATCTTGAACTTTGATCCATTGTCAAACTGATACCTTGTACCATTAGTTGTTTGAAGCCAGCAGTATCATCATCAGCAGTTGTGTCTTCTGCTGAAAGTAATCTTGCAAATTCTGATGTGGCATCTTTTACAAATTGTGGTATCGTTGTTTCATCAAGGTTTTCAAATGTTCCATAAGCATATTTTCCATCTTTCACAACACCTGATCTTGGCCAATGTAATGCTTGATTTGAATTTCTTTTATAACCTAAAAATACGAAATGTTCATCAATCAATCTTGTTGCCATAGCAAGAAGTCTTTCTTTCTTGCCATCGTGTAATGCTGACCAAACTTGATCTGCTTCTTCTCTGATTGAATCGTGATAGGTATTTGCCTCTGAAACAGTGGCATATGAGTTTGAATTTGTTGCACCTGCAGTTGTAATTAATGTTAAAGCCATATAATGTGATCCTCACTTGTATTTAGTGATTATAGAGAAAACAAGGGCCATAAAGGCCCTTGTTTAATGGTATATCTATAATGTAAAATTATAGACCTGTGTTGTCAGATAAGTCAACAGTCATCTTAGCAAGACCTTCGCTGTTCATAACAGCCAAAGCAGTATGCTGAGCTACTCTTGTCACTCTGCCTAAGTATTTTTCAGATTCACCTAAATCTACAACTTCTAAGCCTGCAGGAGTCCCTTCAGGATATAGCATTGTGATTCCAGTGTTTCCACCTTTTTCAAAACAGCCAGCATATATTTCGTGCTTGTCTGTTGTGTGAACTGTGATGTGATCATTTCTGAAAATTGGCACACCTTGATACGAAAGAATGTTTCTGTTCGTCACAGGTGTAGTCACATAGTTAAAACCAGCCCCAGATGCTCTCATTCTTGAAGTAAATTTGTTCAAGATTGTTCCATTCATCATAATGAATTCTGGATCAGCCGCTGTGATTGAGTTTAAAAGTTGATCTAAAACATCAGCTATATCATCACCACCAGCAGATGGTGTTAGCTCGTTTTTGCCGTGTAGTTCGCCATCAGCATCAGCATAGAAATCATCTAAGCCTCTGAAACCTGATGCGTCACCGTTATCAGTTCCTTTAACAACTTGTTTGTAGACTTTTCTTGCGATATCTCTTGCTTTCGCTTGAATTGCCACAGCCATTAGGTCAACACCATTTGCTGATGCACCAGCATTAGATACTGTACCAATATTTGCCAAACCAGCTATTGATTTGATATTGTAGTTTCTGAATGCAGTTGTTAATTGGTTGATTGAGTTTCCAGTGTCTAAATCGCCACCGTCTGCCACGAAAGCAGTTAAGTTTTGATCTGAGTTCTCTTGGACACCAATTGATGAACCTTTAATTGCTGTAAAAGGTACGAACTCATAAAACGATGCCGCTTCTTGAATTGCATCCGCTATTCCTGGGTATATAGGATTACGGAAAAATTCATTAGAAACAACCGCGTTAAGTGATTGTGTTAAGTAAGCCATAATTATTTTCCTCCTTATTATGTCTTGTAGTTAATAAACATAACAGATCGTCTGTCCTATAATATCACGGATATTATGTTGATATTTAGTTCTTTCTTTTCAAACCTTGGTTAATCATTTCAAGGCCTGTCATTTTTCTTGCTGGTTGTTGAACAGGAGTCTTTTGTCCTCTTGCTCCAGCACCAGTTGATTCTTCAAACAAATGTCCTGCCGTCTTTTGTAATTTGTTGACCCATTGTTCAATTGTCAAAGGCTCACCTTGTGAGTTATAAACGATCTCACCATTTGGATCTTTGGCAACAGCTTTACCATCTTCTAAAACGAAGGCAGTCTTTGCTCTTAAAAGAACATCTTCCATTGCTGTTGATCTTACATTGTATTTGGTTGCATTTGATTGAACTTCATTGTCAATCAAGACAGTTGATAATTTTTGATTTGTTGAAGTGTATTGATTGTTTAATTCTTCTAACTTCTTTTCATAGTCTGCTTTCATTTCAGCAGTTCTTTTTGATAGAGTTTGTTCAACATCAGTTTCTGGTATTGAACCTTTTGCTTTATCTTTTGAATATTGATTTTTCAATCTGTCATATTCATCTTTGTCAAAATAGTTCATCTGTTTTCTTAGATCTTCTAATTCAGAATTTAGTTTTCTATTGTTGGTTCTGAATTCATCTAACTTCGCTGATGGTACAGCATTTTTGATGTTTAACTTATAACCATCTTCTTGCTGTTCATAAAATGAATGTAAAGATTCAGGTATTGATTCTAATGAATCAACAAATAATGTTAAAGGTTGAGTTGATTGTTCGTTTGATTGTTCGTTTGATTGTGTGTTGTTTGCTTCTTCTGTAGACATACGAGTCCTCCTGTTGTTAAGCACGGTTAACTTTTATTATAGTAGTATTTAGTATCAATCGCTATCTTTTTTTCAAGTTGTTTCTTATGTCAGTTAGCAATTGATGATCTTGTTGTATCAACACTGGTATTGGAGTTGAATGTCTTCCAAACTTTGGATGTGAATACAAGAATTCTTCTTTGGGTCTATCTTCGTTGAACTGTTTCATCAACTTGTTCAACTTGTAGGCACTTGCATTTGGTAGTTTATAAACACGGGCAACATATTCACCCAACTCTTTTAGTTCACCTGTCCATTCACAAATGTCTATCTTTTGTTTTTGCCAGTATGCTTTAGACCAAGGACATACTGAAACAATAGATGCAAAGTAGTCAGACCAATTAACCTCGTCTGCCACCTTTTTTGCCGCCTCTTTTGCCGCCTTTTTTCTTTTTCTTTTTAGTCATTGCCATTATCATCTCCTCCGTTGAAGTAGCTGTCCATTTCTGGATGCACTTGTTTGATCTCTTCGTCTGTGTATCCTTGTTCAATCATCTCTCTCATATGACTTACCAATGAGTCTTTGCTCTGCATTGGTGGATGTGGTTGACTTAGATCCTTAGGCTGTGATGGTTGCTCCACTGTTCCTTTCAGCCCTTGTAATCTTGTGATCTCTTCTGTTCTGTTATGATCAGGTGATAGTATTTCACCTTTGTGTAGATTGTAGTATAACGTATCTTCTGATATACCACCTTCTTGA